TTCTTCGTCAATAGGGTCATCGGCCCACCAGCACTTAATGAATCCAATGCCACAGATACGGGACCAGTAAGATGCCTGACGAATAACATGCTGAACACGCTTAGCGTCGTACATAGATTCCCATAACTGCTCAGCAGCCTGGGCAGCGAATAAGTCCTGATCCTCAGAACTAGCAGGAATTACATACGCATTGGGCTTAGTCGATGTAAGCTTAGAAATCTCCTTGCGAATCATCGGCCGAATCTTATTGATTACAGGACGCGCTCGCCAGTAAGGTGCCTGCGGTGTAGTCAGTTTATTAGAGTTCTGAGAACCGGGCGCAGCAATATACTGAACATGCTGCTTGCCCATGTAGAAAGCTAGGTTAATGTACCACTGTCGCTCCTGAATAGAACGACTATCCTTACACTGTCTAAACTGGTCATTAACCCAAGCAAGAATTTCGGCGCGCTCATCCCTACTTAAATCCTTGGCATTCTCTGGCTCTACTTGTTCTTCCAGCATAGCCGCCATAGGATTAGCTTTGAGAATCGGCTTCTCTGTCTCTGAGCCCGAGTTCATAGAGATCGATGGAGTTGTCATCGTAGACTACCTCCCCAAGCCCTGTAAGATCCTGCCATTGAGTAGCCTCCGATTGATCGTCCTTAGCAATATAAACTTGGTCGTCAGATGAGGGAGATAGTATCTCCATCGTTGCTGCCATCGTCATTGGGTCTTGGCTCTTTAGCATCGCTGCTAATTGTAGATTTTGGCCTTGGCTTTTTGTTAGCAGGTCGCTTATTAGGGCTATCTGCCTTTGGGAGTTCTTCTGATTCAGCACGAGCGCCAACAGCAGTACCCCCGTTAAGATAAGCACGCAAAGCGTCAGTAGCGCCATTTCGTTCATCGAGGGCCGTCCTTAATTTATCTTCGAGTTTCAGATTTTCGATCTGAATTCGGTCGTACTTGTCTTGTTTAATGTAGCCGACAGCGGCGGCAACTTCGGTCATACATTCAGAGCAGAAATACACAACTCCGTAGTAGTCAATATCAAAACCGAAGTCAATATACACACGGTCATCCCTACCACCGAAACCGCATACAACACATTTACCTGGGGCGGCTGGCGGTACATTATGCGTCACAATACGCGCATTAGGCTGCGTGGTCATGGAGTCCATCATAGTTCCTTTCGATTGGGCCGTCAAGTCAGTAAATTCCTACTGACTCATCATAGGCTTCTGGCCGTTCATTAAATCTACTCTTAAGATTCCAGTCATAAGAAACAGACTGCTCGGAACCTTCACCGGGATACGGAAAAGGACTAACTTTATCAGGAGTAGCGATAACTCCATCGCCGGCTAATGTAGGCATGACCGTAAAGAAATACCGGGCTGAATCGCAAGCGTGATCGTCTTTCTTATGAATAACGTCATACTTGTTGTTCTGATTAGCAGTACGCTTATTAGCCCATGTTTTCCATCGAAGCCTGCTCATTTCTCTAATCAAGTTCTGGCAGTTACTTGTGATTGTCCACTTCGGGTTTCTGCCATCAGTATGCGCAAGATAATGCTGAACACGACTAATACCAGACTGAACATCATTATTACCAGGAGTAATTGGGATTTCGTACTGAGCATACTCATCAAAAATACTGGTTCCAGTAATAGCATTGCGCTGAGACATAGCAGGGTCACCCACATACATATCTGGACTACGACCAAAAGAAGCATTCCTAGTATGGACAACACTAGCATGGTAGTCGATAGTTTTCTCTGCCTCGAAGTGCTCTGAGAACGTAACAACATTTCCCTCAGGAGAAACAGCGTGCCACAACCAAGCAGTAGGGTTATTAAAGCCATGATCCACAGAAGCATACCATTCCCAATCCAAGGGCGGTATAAAAGGCTCAACAACATGAACGTCGGTATCAAAGCTTTGGTAAACCAGACCTCCGATCTGGACAAACTTACCTTCCTTACGAGCCTTCTTTTCATCCTTGCTTAACCCCGATAACTGCATATCAATTTCGGCTACGTTTAAGTGCGGGTTGTCCATCATATCCACAATAGTAACGTGGATATTAGGATCTTCTCTCTTAGTTCCTGGTAGGAATAAGTCGTCGTATACCCACGTCATACCGTCTACAGGAGTCATCGTAATCCACCAACGGCCGCCAGTGTCGATTAGACGCATCTTGTTCTCAATAAAGATATCCTGTGGGCATTCCTCATCGAAGTGAATAAAGTGACGGCTGGTTCCCGCGAACTTATCCAAGTCCTGATCGTAGGACATAAACTCTAGCGTGGAGTCATTCTCCAATGTCAGCATTCTAAGTTCTTTGCTGTAAGCTTTATCCCATGACCCACCTTTAAGCGCAGACAAAGGAAGCCACTGAGCAAACTGTGGCTTAATAATCTTCTCAATACCGTTCACAAAGTCAACGCTAATGACACGGCCACGCACAGGAGGCGGTGGGGTCTTGATATACGGATGAGTCCCGGTAAGCCACCAGATATCTTCGATCACACCCCCTGTAGTCTTACCGGATCGGTTACCGCCAATATACAGCCGGCCATTCGTAGCAGCCGAATGGAAATCCTCTTGCTTACTGTGCGGCTCGTATCCAAATACATTGGGCGCTAAGGCAGCACGACGTAAATCTTCCGCAACCTTACGGAACATATCATCAGCACTAAGTTCTTTTTTAGCCATCAGAGTTTCCAAGCCTCAAATACGTTACCGCCCACAGCGTTAGTTGTACCTATAAACGTAGGGTTGGTGGCGCCAGCATTATTGATTTGAGTATCCAAATAATCTCCATCACTTAATCGGATTACTCTATTACCTTCGCAATAGAAATCGCCTGTTCCTCCTGGCACTACCCTAATTCTATACGCTCCAACACTATTAAGTCTCAAAGTATGCTGCCTATAACTTCCATCTGTACCACCACTAAAAGTAGCGCCCCATGTAACTCTATACAAGCCACCTAGCCCTGGAGGAATTCTGATACCCTTAGTGGGTTGTGATACGTCCCAATATCCACCCTCATCAATAGAATTAGTTCCCCATACTACCTCTATTCCCGAACCAGTCATCGCTACATTGTTAGTACGGTAAAGAGAGCACCCATACTTAACATTAAGGTCTGCTTGCGACTCCCATCTAGCAAAACAGTTGTCTAGCCATACCTCTGTATTAGAAATAGCGCCATCTGTGTCACCTTCGAGTAAATAAGCTAAACGAATCTGCGTAGGACCTAGACTACTAAAATTCCATTGCCAATTAAAATTAGTAATTGTTTGTCCAGCAAGAATCTGAATAGAACTAATTTCTTCTTGATTTGTAGTAGGAGAACCATAAATAGGAGCAGAACCATCATCAGTCCAAAGAGCAAAAACTCTTACACTACCATTACCTACAGCAGCCGAGCAGTCAATATATCCAGACATTCCTGATACGTTGCCAGGAGGTACAAGAATAGGAACTTGCTGCCACGCGCCACCGTCTGTACCGGGTGTAGGTATAAGGGTCTTAGCCGCGTTACCAAGTAAAGGAGAAGTAGGCACAACACTGTTGACTCCCGCCCCAAATACAAGCGAATCGTCCCAAGATACACCAGGAATAACGCTATCAAAAAAGGAGTCAGAAATAAGTTCTACACCAGAAATAGAAATCTGATCTAATACCCACTGTTGACTTACTGCTTCTTCTGGCGAACTTGGCAAGGCGCCTGTTAATAACAAAGGCCCTTCCATAGATCCGCCAATTAAAGGCAAGTATAACGTAGAGTGTTCATGGGTATCTGGGGAATAAGTACCATCATGTAGATGATCCTCAGGAGAGTAATCATGAACGTGAATTTCTGGAGCATAAATTCCAGTATGACCATGAGCAATAGCAGAATAAATACCAGAATGTGGATCAGTATTGAGTGGATCAGTGTGGGATTCTAAGGCTACTGTACCTAAATCTGTATTAGTAATAACATTAGGATCGCCATTAGACAAATCAATTCCATCACCGGCTTGGATGTTAAGGCCAGGGTGATTGTGTGTGACACTAGCCTTACTATCGAGAGAATTCTGTAAATCTTCGATAGCCTCGATAGGATGAGCACCAGGATCAGCAAGTCCAGTTAATCCTGCGTGATCTGTTACTCCACCTTCGACACCAATACCAGGAGCCACGGCAACCCATTCGATGCCTGACCATACATAAGTCGGTCTGCTATCAGCCATATTAAATCCCTGTGTAGATCATTGGTACGAGTGTGAGGAAAGGTGGTTCATGGTTTTGGTTAGTGCTATCAGGCACATTGTGGTCGTGGTTTCTATCTGCAATAGTATGATTATGGCTAGAGTTAGGTACAGTATGAGAATGACTAGATCCGGGTACACCATGACTATGCGATCCAGTAGTACCAGTTCTTCCATGCCCATGACTACCGTTAGTACCAGTACCTCCGTGGTTATGCGAAGCAGAGCTAATAGAGTGCGCGTGAGATTTAGTTACACCTGTACCTCCACCACTCGTTCCAACAGTACCAGATTCAGTACCAGTACCTCCGTGGTTATGTGAGGCACTACTAATACTATGTGAATGGTCACCGGCGCTGCTAGTACCGTGGTCATGGTTACCTGAATCCCCTGTACCATTAGGGGCCGCATCGCTACTACCAGTACCGTTAGGAGCTGAATTAGTGCTCTCTGTGTTACCTACACTAGTGAATCCAGTACGCCAGTTAGTTCCAGGATGGGTATGTGAATTATTCCCTCCTGTGCTGCCACCAGTAGTAGAACCCTTTGCGTACTTATTAATAAGGTTAGGTACATTAAATGTAGTAGAACCGTCGCCAGAACCAAAAGTAGTTCCACATACTACAAATAAAGCTGGATATGCTGACCTACTTACTGCTCTGCCATCACAAATAATATAACCATTAGGGAGAGTACCGCTAGCAAAGAAAAATACCGCCCCTGTAGGAACAGGATGCGTTTGCGGGTACGCACTAATACCATCACTATCCATCCATACATCTGCTACAGCAGGATCTACAGGAGGTTCTGGCTGATAGAAAGTTTCTTGTTCTCCTGTACCACCACCCCCGCCAGCATTATAGTGGAAGTCAATGAAAATCGCAGCGTTATTTGTGAAGGTAGTAGTTCCGCCACCCTGATAAGTTACAGTAAACTCGAACCAACCACCCTGGTCTACAGCCGTAACTACCTTATATCTAACCCACAAAGCAGAGTTGTTCTGGTCCTGCATTGTAATAAGGTCATCAGGAAGAATCTGCTCTAATATCCTAGTTACATCTGTACCGCCCTCAGTCAATACACTGATGGCTAAAGAAGTTGTTAAAGTAAGATCGGCTAAGTTTGTATGAAATAATCCGCTACCAGGATCAGTAATGGTATGAGTAGTCTTGTACGTCCATAATGCACCCTCGTCTACAGGGTGGTCGTGGTCAACCAAAGCATACTGAGGGTGGTCGTTATCCGACAGGCCAGTTAAAGCTCCGTGATCTTTAGTCCCAGGCTCGTCATTAATAATCGTGACAGTACCATCAACATTGGGAACCGTAGTGATAGCAGTTCCACCTAGTACCTCGTCATTCGTAAGGTACTCGTCATGGTCATGGCCAGACGCACCGGGATAAAGGGCGACGGTAACTAGTTCCTGGTCAACAAAATTACCTGATCCTCGTATGTAATTTGCTTCTACGTCAAACCAAGTACCCATATCAACTGCGGCTACAATTTCATATCCACCTGATGCGGCTGCCCCGAGAATCATAAAGAGGTTGCCAGATACCAACGACGCGCCCGTAATAACTCGGCCGTCGTTAGACTCCTTACTAATACGGACCTGAGTAGCGTCAGGACTTAAAGTAGCATTATCTCCGACGTACTTACTCCCAGGATCGCCAGAAGTAGAGTCAGTCCATTTCCAGTTCCCCGAGCCCACAATTTCTGTGGAATCATTAACCAGTCCGTATTTCTCAAGCAACTCCAGCAGTTGCCTAAAAGCAGTACCAGAATAACTACCGTTGATAATGTCAGTATCAGGATCAAACAAAGTCTCCGAGATATAACCATCTTCCGGCGTACCAACGATGTGCCTGTGGTTACCGGGGGTCGCTTGTTCCCGGCGCGGCCCTAATGTGTGGTGACCGGCCTGACTAGAGCCATCTAAATCATCTGGATTATGCGCCATGCTACACCTGTGGGATTACAATAATCTTACGGAAGTCAACATTAAAGACAGTACCGCCAGCATCCTTTTTGTGCATTACGCGGAAAGTATAAGACTGTCCTGGCGTAAGGCCCTTGACAATATCTGGAACGGTACTGGTCAAGTTATTGGATGAGTTATTAGAAGATGCCTTGTTCTGAATAGAGTTTCCAGATCCTCCTGGCGCTACTACTTCTGTACCACCGGGACCACCTTGGGTACACTTATAACTAATCCATCCTGTACCATTAATAGTCTGCACTCCACCCCTACCAGCAAGAAGAACTAAAATCTTACCACTAGGCGGCGCTTCGCAATCCTGCGTAACGTCAGGACTACCAGATACCCAATCGGTAGCACTAACGCTAATGTTAGTCCCATCGAACTGCTCTTTGGAATCCATGCTAGTCGAGATAATACCCTTGTTGTTAATAACTAGCTCTGAGTTGGGGCCAATATTAACGGCTCCACCCTGCTCGTTAAGGTAAAGGGTACTAGACGCACCATTTTCTCTAGCCTGAATCTCGTTCTGGTCAAAAGCCATGTTGACACTACCGTCGGCACCAATCTGGAATGCGTTAGTAGTATCTGATAAGTTATCCAGGCTTCCAGCAGGAAGTCGGATACGGTCAGGGTTACCAGAGTTAAGGTCACCGGCCCCGATAAGCAGCCACTCTCCGTTAATGAAGAATCGTAACTGCCGAGTGTTTAGCTCGTAAGCCTGCTGACCATTAAACGGCGTGGTAATCTCGACAACGGAGTTCACAATAGAAACGCCTACAGCGCCATCTAAAGTGTCCATGTTGGAGTTGATTACTTGGATGTTAGCCGATTCATCATACTCAGGCTTAACTAAGTCAAGCCTCGGAGTTACTTCGGGCATGGGCTCTCCTTAAAAGAGGCTTAATTCGGGTGTGTCCACAGGCTTTTCCACAACCTGTGGAATAACCTCAGCGGTCGTAATGGGGATAGCGGGAGTATTAGTCTGGTTAGAGCCGACTAAACCAGAAAGTTCGTGGGCGATGTGCTGAATAGCAACGGGATCTTTAACGTACTTCTGTACGGCCTCTACTACCTTGATAAGAATGAACTCCACATTAAGATCGCCGGCCGTCTTACTTGACCAGCGGCCAGTCATTTCGTAGTAGAGTTTGATGGAGTTAAGATCACCGCGTTGCACATTTCGCAGTAGACTTGTATGTGCTTCATGCTGGGTTTCACCAAGTAATGCTTCTGCCCGTTGACGCATATATCTTTGGAATCGCTCTTGTTTGAGCCACCCTTGGTACCTTTGCGTCGTGACACCTAATTCCTCCAACTTCTTCTTTTGTGATCTATTATCGGAGAAGTCAAGAATAGTGTTTGCTACAGCCAGTTGCTCAGGAAGTAGCAAAGTTACATCGGCTAGCGTAATACCACGATTCTCTAGTGCCTTATCAACATCAGGGTCTTTAAGGAACTTGGCTACCTTAGAACCTTCCCAATTCAGAGCATCCCTAAGAGTCTCATTGGTAGGCATCTTCTGATTAATGTCATCGTGCGAGAACCACCAATGCTCGATGAAATTAACAAAGTCACGCTGGTCAGTCGTTAACGGCATCGTAGTATTCCTTCCCAGCTTTATTGAGGTCACTAAGAGAAACAAACGGAGATAACGCAGCCACGATACTTTTAGGCATGGTTCTCTGTCGCGCTGTTTCGTAGTTTAGCACCTGGGGTGGAGGCACGCAAGCCGCTCTACAGAAGGCTAATCTCTCGTTAAAACCTAACGATTCTCGCCACATCTGAAAAGGATGAGTCTCCACGGCTACACAAGCGTCTACAGAAGGTAGGGGGCTCATCATAGCCCAAATAAACTTAGACCGAGTAATCACCTGGAACCTATGGTACACAGATTCATACCAAGGCCAAGGATCATCGTCAGATAAGTGTGCCGGCCCCGCACCGTAATTGATTAGAGTGCTTATGATCTTGGGAGAGGGGTCAGGATATAATCCCTGCTCATTACGGATCACAGTCATTAATGAGATGTTAGATTCCGTGGCTAGTTTGAGTTGGCTCAGGCCCGCTTCCTCACGCCACGTCTTAATAGGAGATTCCATGAGGGAGAGGATAGAGGGCTTCTAGGCAGGGGGTCAAGTCAACGAAAAAATTTTAGAATTAGATAGGGGTAGGATTATTTCATTAGCCCCTGGTTACCCATAATCATAAAAGAGTAGGGCGGAAAAACCGGGACAACATGCTCGCGCTTGACTTATTGAGATTATCCATTAGGATTGAGCCATCCGGCTCAACCAATCGAAGGGAAACAAAATGATTAAGCAAGAGATGCGCGTCCGCCCGAACGAGTCCGCGCACGTTACGTCGCACGTCACGCTCGTTGACGCTGACGGCCACACGTATTCACGCACATACGTTGGACGCACACCCGAGCAGGCGATCACTGACTTCATTCAGATGATCGAGAGTGTCGATGCTCCGATTACCACCGTGTCATGTACGACTGATGACAAGTGCTTCTTCCCCACGTATGCCGATTACACCGAGGATCAATGCATCCTCTGTATGCCCGAGTCGTTCTGATCGGAGCTAAAGAGAGAGGGCCACCCGAAAGGGTGGCTTTCTTTTTTGCCCCGCACGGAAAAGGGCGAGTGGAATTATGGCTTTATTTGACAGCCTGCCATTATCCCGTAGAGTTATCTCTGTAAGGCCCCAACACACACAAGGAGAGCACCATGTACCAGCGTAACCAGTCCACACTGATTATGGTTCACGACCCGTCAAGT